TGGTAGAGTTGAAAAAGGTTCATCATCTGACCAAAAAATAAAAACAATTGATAAAGATTTTGAATACTTTTCATTTCATACTATCGAATGTAAAATGCTTCCAATATCTCAAAAGATAAACACAGCCGAAGATATAAATGTAAAAGTATATTGTCATAATTGTGGTGCCAAATTAGGTAAAGGACACCGTTTTTGTAGCTCGTGCGGAACTAAAGCTTAAAAAATAAAATATAAAGTTAACGTTATAAAAAAAGCCGATAATTTTTTATCGGCTTTTTTATTATTTTATATTTAAATTCATTTTGTTATTTTTAAATAACTCATTTAAATCTTTAAGGGGTGTACTAGTTATTAATCCATTAATATTAGAACCAATCCAACATTGTGTCTTCCCATCCAAAAATAACACTTTAAAGTAAGCACTGGGAATTGGTATCCTAGATTTCCCTAAGAATACTTTCTTATTAGGGTCATAGATAACTCCTGTGATAATAACTGCATCTTTCTTAACCTTTCCTATCATATCTTCAACACTACTCTCTAATTGAGCCCATACGCCTCTATTAAAAGCGGCCAATTGTGGTGCTTCATTAAACATGCTAAATGAATCATGATTAAGTACATTATCATATGAAGTTATATGAGATGGTGTTAAATGACCTAAATCATATCCAGTATGTACAAACTTATCTTTTATATATTTTCCTTTGTAAACATCTTGAAACCATTTATTGTCTCTCTCCTTATCCAATTTAAAATACTTAGCATATGTTATTACATGTTTAGATACAAACGTGCATGTATCTTTGGTTAAATATAAAGTTATATCACCGTGTGGAATAATTAATTTGTTATCTGTTATAACTGTTTGTGTGTAACTATTTATTCCAATGAACAATATTAATAATAAAAACATTTTCTTCATATCTATAAATATCTTGCAAATATAAAAAAAACTACGTATATTTGCCTTATGAACATAAATAAATTACTTTATAATTATATGATTAAAGACTTAGTATCTGATGAATACATAGTCACATTATCAGATAGAACAATTCTTGATGATTTTGTTAAAGCTATTATAACTAAAAAAAAAGAAGAAAACCATCATATTCAAGACCCACATAATGAGGCTAAACGTTGGCGTACTGGAATGGGTGGTGAATTGGCCCTTGAAAAATTCATAGATAAGAAATTTGCTGATTTAACTATTGGTAATTCTAATGATTATCATGTTCCTGACTTATCTGCGTTAGGTTTAAAGGTAGGTATAAAAACAGTTGAACTAGGTAAGTATCCAGTGATTTTTAAACGCTCAGAGAAGCCTGAAATCATTATAATTAAATTGGATTCGGATAGATATTGTATCCTAGGATTAGCAAGTGTGGATGTGTTGAATAAATATCAAGACGATGAAGAGATTTTAAGCCCTAGCTTGAGAGCCAGAGGAAGCAAGACTGGATTTGTGGGTTTACATTCAGTAAAACGATTTAGAAGCTATGAAGAATTGGTAAAACTTATATAACGCAAAAAAGTCTAACCTTTCGATTAGACTTTTTTGTTTATATAAGATTATGATTATCTTAATTCATTGATGTTAAATGTTGGAACACCATCAACTCTAATATGCCCGTAAAATCTATTATTGACTACCTTTTTAGCGTATCTAGTCATAATACCTTTAACTGGAGCAAAGTTGAACGGGTTGTACATCGTTGGAGTTAATTGTAATGGTACGTATGGAGCATAGATGTAACCAGTGTCAAGCAATGATTTACCTTTGTGTCCGATGATTACTGAGTAAGCTGGAGCATAAGGGTCACGGTACACTTGGTAACGACCACTTAATGAACCAATTCTTTCAATACCCATGTTGTAAGAATCTTGTTCTGGGTTAGCATCACTTACGTGGAAGTATTCTAAATCATCAAAGATAGCAGAGATTTCAGAAGAAACTACGATAAAGTTAGCACCACCTCTAAGAGTAGATTTGTGGATTTGAGCAGAAGTTTGGTTAACTCTAGTGATAAGAGTTTGGTTCCATTCTTTTTGTGTGTATGGGTTAGCAGACGTTGCAGCTTTTCTCCATCCATTGTAATCCCATCTCAATTGCCAAGCAGCAGCTTTACGGATATCTCTTAAGATTTCACGGTCAATTTCAGCAGCAACTTGTTCTGATAACATTGCAGTTAATTCAGCTTCAGCATCGATGTTGTGGAATGCACTAACGTCTTGAGCAAGCTCTGGAGACCAAGTAGCACGTAATTTTCTTTCTTCTACAGAAACAACAACTTCATCCAATTTGAAAGATACTTCTCCCATTTCAGTTTCAAGTTCTAATGATGCATAACGTGCCCATGCAGCTGTGAAAGTAAATGCAGAAGCAGTAGTTGCAGATGCACCTTTGTAACCATCATAAGTAGCTGTACCTGTTTGAGATACTGGAGCAGATAAATCTAATCCTAAGTAACATGTACCAGTTCCATCAGTTAATGAATTTGAACCAGATACGATACCTTTTCCGTATTGTTGAGTAACAAGTCTAAAAGGAACTTCAGCACCAGAAGCAATAATTGTGTTACCATCACCATTTAAAATAGCGTTGTTAGATACAACTTTTAATGAAGCTAAGAATGACTCGGTATCCATTGCATTACCATCAGCACCTGTCATAACTTCTCTACCACCATTAACAGTCATACCAGCAGTAAAACCAGTAATACCAATAACGATTTGTCTTACAGTACCATCAGTAGCTGTAGCTAAAGGAGTAGCACCACCAATAATTGTGTATTGACCATCAGTACCTAAAGCAAATTTTACACAATTACTATCATATATAATAGTCATTGTACCTTTTGAGTTATCAAATAAACCATCATTATAGAATGCATCGTACAAGTTTTTAGCTTGCATAGTTGTAACTGGTTCTGAATTTGCAGCAGCAGCAACTGGCAAAGCAGCAGCAGTTGGTACACCATTGTGTAAACCATTTAATCCTGTGTGAGCAGAAAATTGTGCACCATCACCATTATAGTAATTTCCTTCATTACCTAAACCATCTTGACGAGAAGAAGTTTGTGGAACGAAGAAGAATAATTTACCGATTGGCATGTTCATAGCTTGTACAGATACGATATCGTTAGCAAGCAATTTAGAGAATACTCTACGTACAATTGGGAAAACAACAGTTTCGAAAGAACCTGAGTTTGTAGCAGTTGTAGATTCGCTTAATAATGTAGACGCTTGGTTTTCATATAATTGAGCGATGTTTTCTTTAACGTGTCCTTTAAGACCGTCAAGGAAACCTAATGAATCCCATTTTGATTGGGTTTCTAAACGGATAGCTTTCATATGGTTAAGACCAATATTTCCAACTTGTCCAGATGTTAATAAATGTGACATAATTTATTGTTTTTTTGTTTTATTGTTATGGTTATTGTAATTTTTTAATTATCCAACTCTTTTCATCAAATCAATGATTCTTTTAGTTGAAGGGTCAACATATGCAGTACTTTCATTTAATTGTTTTGAACTACCTGTTGTAACCTCTTTGATTAGTTTACTTTCTACTGATTCACTAATTGGTTTTCTAGATTCCAATCCGTTGATAATAGATTTGTAAAGATTTTTTGATTCTTTAAGGTTTGAAACTTCTTCATCAAATCTTTTGATAATAGTTTGTTTCTCTGCTTTAGTTGTAGAATGTTCCATTAAAATTCTTGTTACGTAAGTAAGATTTGAATTAAACACTACTGTTTCTACTAATTTAGTTCTAAATTCTTTTAAAGCTTTTCTGAATTCTTCATTCTCAACTTTAAGTTTTCTAGCCTCAGTTAATAGATTATTATATTTAGTTGTTGTTTCAGAAACTAATTTTCTAGCAGCTTGAGCTTCTTCGATGGTTTCTTTAGATTTAGGCAAATGTGCAGCACCGTGCATTTTTTGTCCTTGTCTTCCAGCATAACCTTTTGAATGAGCTAAATTTTCGTCTAGTTCTTCTTCTTCTTCTTCAGGAGCTTCTTCTTCTTCAGATTCTTCAGATTCTTCTTCACCAGTTTCAAATTCAGGAGCTTCTTCAGATTCTTCTTCTGATTCACCTTCTTCATCATCCATTTCGATTTCGTAATCTACATCATCAGATTCTTCATCACCTAAACCTTCTTCATCACCTAAACCATCAAGGTCTAAATCATCAGCAGGCATTTCTTCACTTGCAGGAGAACCACCGTTCATTTTAACAACGTATTCTCCAGGCTCAGAAACATTTAAATGAATCTCGTCACCAACGATTTCAATTTCGTCTTCACCGCTTAGTTTTTTGTAAATTGCTATAACTTCATCATCAGATGATGCAGTCATGTCCATATCGTCTCCACCTAACGCATCAGCGTCCATACCCATTTCTGGTTCCATTTCTGGTCCCACTTCTTCAGAGCCTTCAATGTCTTCTAAGTCATCAGATGCATCGATA